GCCCGCTGCCAGTCGCCGGTGAACACGCCCCGGATGAAGTCGATGACACCGTCAAACACCTGCTTGATGCTGTCCCAGATGTTTTTCACGCTGGCGAAAAACCCGTTCAGCTGCTCGCCCAGCACCGGCCCGAAAACCTCCGTCCAGTCCTTGGCAAAGACGCCCTGCAGCCAGTCGTCCAGCTTTTGCAGCCGCGCCTGGATCTCATCGCCCTTGGTGGCGATCAGCGCCACCAGCGCCACAATGGCCGCGATAATAAGGATAATAGGATTGGCCGCCACAAACGACGCCACGGAGCTGAACGCCGTCCCGATCTTCGGGATTATCGTCGTCAGATTCCCCACGGCCCCGCTGATATTGCTGACAGCACTCGCAATCGGCGAGATGGCCGCCACCACCGCCAGGCCGCCCAGGGCAAACTTCGCCCCGCCGGGCAGGTGATCCCAGATGTTCTGCAAAATC